TCGACCCTCTTGCCGTGTCTATCCAGATGGAAGGCCGGATGACGTATGCTGATACGGATACGGCTTTTGAGGTTGTGCCATATAGCTGGTATTTGAACTCAAGCAATCAAATACTCCAATACACAAGGACCGACTTAGCTTCCCCAATAATGCAGTTTAGACAGTATGCCAATGGAGTGAGTGATGTTGTCACTTCCCCATCGGTTAATACTGGCATCCTCGTCCCGTTCAACATCGCCTCTCGCCATGGGTCTACGTTCATCAACGGCGCGGTATCGGGGACAGCCTTAACCGAAGACACCACACCCACGGCTCTGCCTGATCTGTCTGCCACTGATCTAGAACTTGGCTATGACTTCATGGGGACAATCAAGACCTTCCGCATCTGGGCGGCAGACTTGGGCGACACTGGCATTGCGGAGGCTTCGTCATGAGCTACAACCTCGGCACCGAAGAAAACCCGATCCTTGTGCTGGTAAATCTCTCTGGCGGTATGCTTGACGCTGTTGTCAGGGCCACTGACGAGGCTACATTCGAGGCGGCTGCGCGGTGGGCAGAACTCAAGTATGAGGTCACAGAGACCGTCACAGACCCGGAAACAGGGGAAACCACCACGCAAGGCACTGGTGAGTGGGCTATCGCTAAGGGCGTTCATATCGACCACCTAGGTCCTGTCGTGATCACCCCCGGAACCTATGACGCTGAAGGTAACGAACTCACTGCACCTGTTGTGGATACTCGCCACCACGTCAACATCCGCCTCACCGAGCCTGCGCTCTCTCGCGTCGATGACTACGGTGTGATCAAATGGGAGAAGTGGGCAATGGCGTGGTCTCTTGGCGGTGAGGACGACACTCAGATCAACGCACAAGAAGTCGGCAAGGTGATGCAGGGCGTGTCGCTTATCGACCCGGCCACGATTGCCAGCCCGAGCAGGGTGTTTTTGTAGGAGGTAGACAATGGCTGATACAACCACAACCACGCTGGGCCTAACAAAGCCAGAAGACGGTGCGTCAGAGGGCACTTGGGGGCCGAAGCTCAACACGAACTTCGACCTGATTGACGATGCTGTTGATGGCACGACCGCAATTGCGCCGAACCTGACGGCTGGGTCTTGGCAGGTTGGCGGCGTGGCCGTCACCAGCACGGCGGCAGAGTTGAATATTCTGGACGGTGTGACTTCGACTGCTGCGGAATTGAACTATGTTGCTGGCGTCACTTCGGCTATTCAAACGCAGTTGGACGCCAAGCAGGCGAGTGATGCGACATTGACGAGCATCGCTGCCCTTGGCACGGCGTCGGACAAGGGCGTTTACACAACTGGCGTTGATACTTGGGCCGAATTTGCGCTGACGGCGGCGGGGCGCGCGCTTTTGGATGACGCAAACGCAAGTGCGCAACGCACGACGCTGGGGCTAGGCACGGCGGCTGTGGCTGCACTGCTCGATGAAGACGACATGGCGAGCGATGACGCTACGGCGGCACCTTCGCAGCAGTCGGTAAAGGCGTATGTTGGGCCACGCGTTCTTGCATGGGCGAGGTTCGATGGGACCGGCACCCCGTCACTGAAGGCAAGCTACAACATCGCATCCATCACCGACAACGGCACCGGCGACTACACGCTGAATTTCACGAGCGCCATCGGCTCAACTGATTATGCGGTGCAGATCACGGTTATTCAGCCAACCACACACACAGCCCTCGGCTTTGTGGGCACGTTGGCATCTGGAAGCGTCCAGATCATCACGAAGACAAACAGCTCTGGGGAGAACGGAGTCCCGGTAGCCACTAACATTGCCGACATTCACGTTGTTGTGGTGGGTTGATGCTGGTTCCTCTCGACATTCCTCCTGGCGTTAAGCGCGGCGGGACCGAACTGCAAAGCGCAGGGCGGTGGCGCGATGCTTCGCTTGTGCGCTGGACCGATGGCACCATGCAGCCGGTTGGCGGTTGGTCAGAGCGAGTTGCGGGAACGCTCAACGCGGCGTGTCGTGGCGCTTTGGCGTGGTCGGATAATAGCGGGGACCGCCGCATTGCCTTTGGCACTTTCAGCAAGCTCTATTCGCTTTCCGCGTCTGGCACGTTGTCGGACATTACGCCGGTCGGGTTTTCTGCCGGTTCTGAGGACGCGGCTGCTAATCTTGGATATGGTGGTGGGTTCTACGGGGGGGATGGCTATGGCACCACTCGATCTGACACCGGCGCGTTGACAGATCCGACAACCTGGTCACTGGACACTTGGGGCGAATACCTGATCGCAGCAACTGCTGACGACGGCAAGATTTACGAATGGCAGCTTGACACAGGGGTTTTGCCGACCGCAGTTGCAAACGCGCCGACGGGCAACTCAGGGGCATTCGTGACTGACGAGCGGTTCCTTGTGGCTTTGGGCGCGGGCGGTGACCCCCGCAAGGTGCAATGGTCTGACCGTGAAGACAACACGACATGGACAGCGGCGGCGACGAATGAGGCCGGTGATTTCGAACTGAAAAGCGCCGGGGCTTTGAAAAAAGCGATACGGTGCAGGGGCCAGGCGCTTCTGCTGTCCACGCTGGACGCACATACAATGACATATGTCGGTCCGCCGTTTGTTTATGGGTTCGAGCGTGTCGGGGAAAGCTGCGGCGTCATAGGTCCGAAGGCGGCTGTCGCCGTTGATGGTGGCGCGTTCTGGATGGGGCGGCGTTCGTTCTACAGCTTCTTTGGCGGTGGCGTTGAGGAGGTGCCATGCGAGGTTGCGGATTATGTGTTTACCAACCTGAACACGTCGCAGGTCGGTAAGGTTTACGCTGTTAACAATGCGCAGTTTGGTGAGGTGTGGTGGTTTTATCCGTCAGCGGCAAGCGGCGAGTGTGACAGTTACGTTTCTCACAATTACCGCACCGGAGTTTGGATGATCGGCACCATTGACCGATGCGCGGGCGTTGATCGTGGCGTGTTCTCAGCGCCCATTTGGGTTTCGGCAGCGGGCGCGATTTATGACCACGAGATCGGCTATCTGCATGACAGCGGCGATGTCTATGCGGAAAGTGGGCCGATCAGCTTTGGAAACGGCGATAGGGTAATGGTGGCAACGTCGCTTATTCCCGACGAAAAGACGCAAGGGCAATGCAGCGTCACATTCAAGACGCGCTTTCACCCAAACGATACGGAAAGCGAACACGGCAGCTATTCCATGGCAAACCCGACCGACGTTCGGTTCACGGGTCGGCAAGTCAGGATGCGGGTCACAGGCACTGAGGGCGTCGGATGGCGTTGGGGCATTCCCCGGCTTGAGGCGCGGCCGGGGGGACGGCGATGAGGCTGCAAAACCCTGCGCAGACATACAGCCGGGCGCATGAGCTTGAACGCAACCGGGCGATTGAACTGGCTGACCTGCAAAACCACAAGCGCGGGCGCGATGTTGAGATCGGGAACGCGCGTTTGATTGTCAGATCGCCGGACGGGACGCGGTGGGAAATTACCGTCAGTGATGCGGGCGTTGTCGGGGCAACATCGCTATGATGTTTGACCAGCTAACCCGTTGCCGCCCGTGGATTGAGGCGGCTTTGGAATACAGCGGCGGGACACACACCTTTGACGATATCGCGGCGGGTGTGCTGACTGGCCGGTTTCGTCTGTGGGAGCGCCACAACGGCTGCGCTGTAACGGAGTTTGTCATGTTCCCGCGCAAGAAGGTTTTGAACGTGTTTCTAGCGGGCGGTGATATGCAGGCAATCAAGGACTTAGAACAACCGGCGGCAGAGTTTGCCCGCGCGAACGGTTGTCACGCAATGACAATCTCGGGCCGCGCCGGATGGCAGCGCGCATTGCCACACTGGCGGCAGGTTCATCAGACACAGGAGTTGACGCTATGAGCGGCGGCGGCAAAGGCGGAAGCCAGACCACACAGGTCACCATTCCAGAATGGGTAAGAGAACCGGCGCAGCGAAATCTTGCCCGCGCGGAAGAAATTAGCCGGATCGGCTATGTTCCGTATTATGGTCCAGACGTTGCCGCGTTTCAGCCTGCACAGACAGCGGCTTTCCAAAATACGGCCAATGCGGCTGGCGCATTTGGGATGCAGGGCGGAATGCCCAACATGCCAGAACCGACGACATTCGCGCCTGGGGTGCAGGGCTACAGCAGCGCGCCAATCCTTGAAGCGGCGATGAATGAGCTTCAAGTGACGCGCCCCGGCCAATTCCAGGCTATCGCGGATCAGTTCATTGACCCGTATGCGGTGCAACAGCCGTCAGGCGGCAAGGGGGGCGCAGGTTCGGGGGCAACGTACTCTCCGCCGCCCACGGATGGCAATGGGCCTGTGAGGGAGCAGCAACTTGCCGACTGGTACGCAAGCCAGCGTGTGCCTAACACATCGCCGTTTGGCGGCGGCGGGATTGGCGGTGCATTCGGGAACATCTTTGGCGATGGCGGGTTCTTTGATGATACGTTTTTGGATTTCGGCCTGATTGACGGGCAGGGGCGCTTCGGTTTTGCGGCTCCTGTGACTTCCGCCATTCTGGGCGGCGGAAACGGGAACATTCAGAAAGATGACGCGATGAACGTTGGTAACAACGTTCTGTCAAAATAAGGGGATAAAAAATGGCGGGCGGTGGACAAAACATCTATGATGCCAGTGCTGCGGGCCTTGCGGGCGCGGGCGCTACGACCGGGGCAGCGATGGGGTTTAACCCTGGGTCATTGCAGGACGCGAACATCGGGGCATATCAGAACCCGTATACTGACCAGGTGGTCAACACGGGCCTGGGTGATATTGAGCGATCGCGGCAAATGGCGATCAATGACACTGGCGCGGCGGCAAGCGCGGCTGGTGCCTTTGGTGGGTCGCGGCATGGTGTTGCTGAAAGCCTGACGAATGAAGGATTTGCCCGACAGGCGGGGCAGTTCGCGGGCCAGCAGAGGCAGGCTGGTTTCAACAACGCGCAACAAGGCGCGATGTTTGATATTGGTAACCGCATGGGGGCCAACGCGCAGCGGTTGCAGGCCGCAAACCAGCTTGCGGGGATGGCCGGTCAGGCGTTCGGAATGGGGCAAGACCTGAACCAGACGCAGATGCAACAGGGCCTGATGCAGCAGGCCCTACAGCAGCAGATTATCGACGCGGGTGCGGCACAGTACCAAGGGTGGGCGAACTCGCCACAGACGGCGCTGACATTGCCGCTGGCGGCGCTTGGTGCCATCCCAAATGGCGGGGGCAGCACGTCAACGCAAAGCTATCAGCCTGGGCTGCTGAATTACCTGTCGCTTGGCGCGGGTCTGTTGGGCGGTATCTGACATGCCTGCGGTCAACCTTGGCCTTCTGACGCCGCGCGCTCAACCTAACCCGTATGTCGTGCCGGTTGAGTATCCCGGCATCCTCTATGACTATAGCATGGGGCCTGCGCGCCCTTATCGCCCGCTTGACTCCATCCTTGATCCAATTGGGCAGGCGGCAAGCGAGATATTCGGTGAAGGGTCGCGGGTTGTAGTCGGGTCTGGATCAAACATTGATCATCATGGCGACGGTGAAGCGTTGCCACGTCATGGGTCTAACCGACATGAAACCGGCACGGCTGCTGATTTCACAGTGTATCGCCCTGATGGGTCGGTTGTTGACCCGATGAGCGACGATGGCCGCGCTTATGCGCTGCGGGCCGCAGAGTTGGGCATTCTCGGGGTTGGCTTTGGCCCTGAATACATGGGCAACGCTTATCATATGGATTTGGTGGAGCCTGGGGCCGGACAGGGGCATGTCTGGGCAAGTGGGGCGTCATCTATGGGCGACCAACTTATTGCAGCTATGCAGGGGAATACAGGCGTCCCTGGCGGCGTTGTGGCAAGCGCGGCGGGTCGTCCCGCAAGCGCGCCAGTATCAGGACAAGGAGCGTCTAGCATGGGCAGAGGCGGGCAACAGCAGGAACAACAGCCATTCGGGCAGCGCCTTCGGGACAGCTTTCGAACAGGCGGCAGCGCGTGGGATACTTTGGCGGTTGGCCTTAACGGCATGACCTTGCGCCCCGATCCGGGTTTGCAGGGCTTGGCCGGTGGTCGCATTGCCGACCGGCGCGAGGCGGAACGGGAAGAACGGCGTTTGAACCAAACGGCGGAATGGCTGCGATCTATTGGCCGCGATGATTTGGCAACCGCTGTTCTGGCGGGTGGCGTTGCGCCGGGGGCCGCTGGTGGGATTGCGCTTGCGCCAGACCCGAACGCTGATGAACCGCCTGCCCCGGAAACGGTCGCATGGCTTCGTCAAAACGGGCAAGAAAACTTGGCTGTTATGGTTGAGCAAGGTCTCATTCAACCAAGCGCGGCATTGCAGCAAGCGATGGCGTCGCCGGATCAACCGTCTTCGGTCCAGCAATATGAATATCTTTTGGGGCAAGGCATCGATCCAGAGCAGGCTCTTGAACTGGCGTTCGGAGGCGGCGGAACTACTGTCAATGTCGGCGGTCAAAGTGAAGTTGGAACAATTCCACAAGGATATGAGCTTTTCACCGATCCCGAAACTGGCGCGAGAAGCCTTCGCCCCATTCCCGGCGGGCCAGAAGATCGGTCAGAGGCAGAAGCCGCTGCCGCCGCAGGGGAAGAAGAAACGGGGCAGTTGATGCTTGAGGACATCGGACGTGCAATGGAATTGATCCGTGAAAACCCCAACCTTACGACAGGCGTCTTGGGAAACATGCTTGCGAATGTCCCTGGATCTTCGGCTGCGGATTTGCAGGCGCTTATGGACACTATCGCGGCGAATATCTCTTTTGATGCACTGCAACAAATGAGGGCGGCAAGCCCAACAGGCGGCGCTCTTGGGGCGATTTCTGAACTTGAATTGCAGCTATTGCAGGCAACGGCAGGCAGCATTTCTACCGCACAAAGCCCCGAGCAACTTGTGAGAAACCTTGAGCGACTTGCGCGCCAATTTAACACGATTGTTCATGGGCCGAATGGCGCTCCTTCGGAAGCGGCACAGGCACCGGGTGGATGGGCCGACCTTGAACCCAATGTGCAAGCTATTCTGAGGGAAAACCATGACGAAGAAACCTTGCGCCGCTGGTATGGTGATTTTCAATGACCGGCACGATTGACAGGGCGCGGGCCGAAGCCGAGGCAATGGCGATTGCTCAAGCGCGTGCTGCCGAAGCAAGCCAGCCAGAACAATCGACCGGCGAACGCATTGGCCGCGCCATAATGGGCAACACGGTCTATGAGAATGTCATTGGTGGCGGCGAAGCTGATACACCGGGCGAACGGCTTGGCCAAACGATTAATGACATGGGGCAAGCGTTCTTTCCAGGTGTGGCGCGCGGTGCGGCTGAAATGGCTGGCATTCCCGGCACTGTAAGCGACCTGATGGACATACCGTTGCGGCGAATGGGGTTGCTTCCTGATGTTGAGGGCTTGCCAAGTGGAAGCCCGCTATCCGGTCAGGCGTTGCGTGAGTATATGTCGGGCGCGACCAATGGGGCGACTGAGTTCCGTGGCGATACGACAGCGGGGCGCTATGCCGGAACCTTTGGCGAGTTTCTGCCAGGGGCGACTGGCGCGGGCCTTCGCGGCATTCTTGGATATGCTGCTATTCCGTCTGTTGCGTCAGAGACTGCCGGTCAACTAACAGAAGGCACCGCCGCAGAGCCTTATGCCCGTGTCGCTGCTGGTCTGCTAGGGTCCGTTTTGGGCGGCGGGATGACGGGTGCCACAAGCCCGCAACCTCGCCCCGTCGGGTCGAATGCAGAAACGCAGCGCCTTGCGGCGTACCTGCAAAGTCAAGGCGTACAGCCGACCGCAGGTCAGGTTTCAGGGTCGCCAATGCTACGCCGTATGGAAGGCACGATTACGCCAAGGCCCGCACAAGTTGAGCAAGTCACGCAAGCGGCGATGGCTTCAATTGGCAGTCAGGCCGCGCGGGCGACACCGGACGCTTTGTCTGACGCGGCGGCGCGTATTGGTCAGACTATGGACGATGCACTGTCTGGCGTTTCAATTGTTCCGACATCACAAATGGCGCAAGCCGCCGAGGACGTTGCAGAGAACTATCTAACAATGGTTCCTTCGGCTTCCCGCGTTCCCCGGATCAGTGGCATGGTTGAAGAAATCGTTGATGCTGCAACCAGCCCAAGCACAAGCCCGATTGATCTTTCGTTGCTGCGCGTTTGGCGCACTGACCTGGGCCGGATGCTTCGCAGCAATGACGAAGCCACGCGCACCGCTGCGCAACAATTGCGCGAACTGATAGACAGTGCGACAGATACCGCCTTAACGGCTGCTGGACGTGAAGCTGACCTTGCGTCGCTGGCGACTGCGCGCGAACAGTGGCGCAACTATCTTGCTGTAAGGGATGCTTCGACGCGCGTAGGAAGTGAGGGGGGCGTTCTTTCCCCGACGCAGCTTAACCAGTCTCTTATCCGCGTGTTTGGGCGTGACAACTATGCAGTTGGACGCGGCACTGACCTCATGGAAACGTCGCGGGCTGCGGGTGAATTGCTGCGCCCGTTGCCGACTGTTGAGGCTGGTGGCATTCGGAGGTTGCCTTATGTTGGCGAAGCTGGAACCGCTGCCGCAGGTGCTTATGCAGGTTCCACAATGGCCGGTATTCCGGGGGCAATCGCTGGTGGCCTTTTGGGGGCTGCTGTGCCGCCACTTGGTCAAGCTGCCATTCGGTCAAGGGCCGTCCAATCTTTGCTAATGGACCCAACGCTATCAGCAGCCGTCGCAAGCCGCGCAGCGCCGGGGCTTCTGGCTGGCAACTAGGGTCAGCCCGTCAGGATCATAATTGCGCCATAAGCCAAAAGACCGATGAATCCGGCGGCAACAATGGCAACGATGATCTGCAAGAATGTAGCGAGCAAAGCCGCGAATAAGTTTTCGTTTTCCATCTGCCCAATATCGGGCGGGTTCACCAAATATGCAAGGGGGGTTGCCGTATGGCGAAGCCCATGAACGATGACCAGATTCAAAGCCTGGTTAAAAATGCTGTAGATGAGGCTCGGGCGTGGGTGGATGCTGAAATCCAGCCTGACCGCGTGGTCGCGCAGAACTATTTTGACGGGAACGTTGATTTTGCGGCGGAAAGTGGCCGGTCGAAAATTGTCGCGACCAAATGCCAGGATACTATCCGCGCGTTGAAGCCGTCAATCATGCGGACGTTTCTGCAAACCAAAGCAGTGGAATTCCTGCCGCGCGGTGACGACGATGTGATGAACGCGGAACACGCGACCGAATATGTTCACATGAAGCTGGAGCAAAACAACTTCTACCAGATTTTCGGTGATATGTTTCATGACGCAGCGGTCAAAAAGACCGGCGTTTCAAAAGCGTATTACGAAGAAACGGAAAAGACGGAAATCCACGACTATTCAAACCTTTCCGCCGAGGAATTCACGTTCATTGTGATGCAAGACAACGTTGAGGTTGTTGAACACACAGAGAACGAAGACGGCACCCACGATGTTAAACTATCTTACACAGACATGGACGGGGATATCCGGGTGGAAAGCGTCCCGCCCGAGGAATTCTTTGTGGATAGTGAAGCGCGGTCACTAGAAGATTTCTATGTCTGCGGCCAGGCGTCCGAAAAGCGGGCCGGTGATTTGGTAGAGATGGGGTTCAAGCTGGATGACATCGCCTATCTTGGGACAGATGGGGATGACGAAGAAGAGCAGCAGCGGCAGGGCTATGCCAGTGGTGGCGATAATGAAAGCGGCGCTGATGTTTCCATGCGCAAGGTTTTGGTGACAGAAGCTTACATGCGGATGGATATCGAAGGCACGGGCAAGCCGGTGCTTTATTCGTTTCTTTGCGGTGGCTCGTCCTACAAGATTTTGCGTAAAGAGCCTGTCGGGGACGTGCCGTTCGCGGTGTTTGAGATTGATCCAGAACCACACGCTTTTTTTGGGCGGTCGTTGGTCGAACTTATCAAAAGCGACCAGGATGTCGCAACGTCGCTTCTGCGCAGCGTAATCGACAACGTGGCGATGACTAACGTCCCGCGCGTAGCGTTCGATGACGCGACCGTGAATGTTGACGACGTTTTGAATAACGAAATCGGCGCGGTGATCCGCACAAAGGGTGCGCCACACGACAAGCTGATGCCGTTCCAGATACCGTTCACCGCAGGCACCACGCTACCGGCACTGCAATATTTTGACATGCAGGTTGAAAATAAAACCGGCGTTTCCAGGGCTAGCACGGGCATGGACCCGGACGCGTTGCAATCAACCACTGCGGCAGGTGTAAACGCAACCATCCAGGCGGCAGCAGGTCAGGCGGAAGTTATCGCCCGCAATCTTGCCGAAGGTGGAATGAAGCGTCTTTGCAAGATCATCCTGGGGCTGGCGGTTAATCACGCCTCAGACACTGACGTTATGCGAGTAAATGGCAGCACAATCCAAGTGCAGCCTGGGACGTGGGACGTAACAATGGACATGTCAGTCAATGTGGGCTTGGGCACAGGGCAGCAAGAACAGAAGGCGCAGACGCTGATGCAGGCGCTACAATGGCAGCAAATGCTTTGGCAGATGGGCGGCGGGCCACAAAACGGCCTCGTGTCATTGACGCAAATGCGGAACACGATTGCCGACCTTCTAAAGTTGGGCGGGATTCCAAACGGGGATCGTTACTTTATGCCGATGACGCCGGAGCGCGAACAGATGCTTATGCAGCAAGCGGCGCAAGCGCAGCAGGGGCAGCAGCAACAGAACCCAATAGCCGAAGCGGAAATGATTCGCGCCCAAGCGAAAATGCAAGAAGTGCAGACCAAGGCGCAATTGGACCGCGAAAAAATGCGGATCGACGCCATGGCGAAGGCCGAAGAAGCCGACCGGAAGCGCGACCAAATGGACCAAGACCTATTGACGGACGCGGCCAAGCTATCAGGCCAGCCAGTGCCTGTCGGGGCCATCCAGGGCCTGCAACAGCGGCCCCGGACATAAGGCATGGAAACAAAGCAAAAAGCAGCCCGCAACCAGCGGCTATTGAATGACGAGGCGTTTCAGGACGCCATCGCAGAAGTTCGTCAGGCGCAGCTCAATGCGTTTGCGAATAGCGGAGCCAGCGACACTGCGGCCCGCGAAGAAGCTCACGCAATCCTGCGTGGTATCACCCAATTCCTCGCAGCCCTAAAGGCACCCGTTACGGACCTTGCGGTAGAGGAAAAGAAAAAGGACCGGCACCGTGGAAGCGACCGAACCTAATGAGCCAAAAACCTTCGACCAACTGGCCGAGGGCCTACTCGCCCCGGCAGAAGCGGAGGCCCCCAATCCCGAACCTGAAATGGAAGAAGCTGAGGACGCACCTGATGACGATCAGACCGAAGCAGCTGACGCTGATGAAGAACTAGGCGATGACGCCGACGACGCGGACGGCGAAGAAACCGCGTCTGAGGATGACGAGACAGGCGAAGAAGACGCCAGTTCAGAGGAACCAGCACAACGCTACACCGTGAAGGTGGACGGCGAAGAAGTGCAGGTCACCCTCGATGAATTGCAGCGCTCCTATTCCGGGCAGTCTCATATCCAAAAGGGAATGCGTGCAGCAGCCGAGGCGCGTAAAAGCGTTGAGGCCATGCAGCAGCAAATCACCCAAGAGCGGCAGCAACTTGCC